CCTTCGCATTTTTTCTTTGTGTGATTCGTGGGCGCATTCGCCAGGGCAATATTTTCGGTTCCCTTCCACTGGCTTCCCACAACGAAGACATTTTTTCATTCAGCCGATCCCCCTATTTTTTCGACAATTCGACCAGCGCTTTGTCGCTATATGGAACGATAACGATTTCAGTTCGCGGGTTTTTTGCGTCGTGTGATCCCCGAAGGATCAGGGTGACGAAGGCGAAGCTGTCGTCTTCTATGACGCCCGATTCCGTCAGCCCGTCCAGGATCATTTTCCCCGCATAATTGTCAGGATCATGTCTGGCTTTTGTTTTGAAGAAGTATTCGATCTTGATGATCACTTCCCCGATAATTGCTTCGTTGCCCCTGGCGTGCCAGTAAACCAGTTCCCGCCAGGATTCCTTCGCTTTTCGATATTCGTGGACGTTCTGGCGCCCGTTGTATCTGTTGGCTGATTCGGGTATGTCTGGGATAATTATTTTCATGCCTTGCCCCCCTGGAACATTCCACCAAGTCGCGCCCGTGTTTCGCGGATCCGCGCTTCTTGTTCTTCTGGCGATAAC